ATTCTATATTGCAAATCATGACCTTTGGCAAACTTGTATATGGATAGACCTATGGCCTTTGCACTATTCCCTTATTTACTTTTATTCCTAATTCTTATTTAACATGGCTAATTACAATTTAGATTTACCAAGAATGATAAAAAAAGATAAAGCTTGGTATTCTTACCTTTACGATGGTGATCAAGTTATTAAATTAGGTGGTGTTGATTCTGTTGGATATTCTTATTTAACAGAACATATGTCAGAAACAACAGCCAAATTTCAACTTGAAAGTTATTTACATAAAGGTTGGAAATAAACGAGGGTTAACAACCCTCTTTTTTTTTGCCTAATTACTTGTATTAATGTTGCATTTATGGCAATATAGAGGTATGGAAACAACTATTAAAACACCGGTACAATTAGCCATTGCTGAGTTCGGTGGTGTTCGTGCTTTGGCACGAGCTATCCACAGAGATCCAGCATCAGTATCTAAGTGGCAAAAAGGAGATGGCACTATACCAACATCTATTCAGCGTAAGTTGCTTGAAACAGCATGGGATAGAGGTATAGAACTATCAGCCCATGAACTTATTTTTGGAAGGGAATGAACTGTTATTGGTGCAATTCACAATTATCTTTAGTTTTTGAAAAAGAAATTGAAGATGACCCATACTCTGTAAGAACTATTTTAGAATGTAAAAATTGCAAATCTCAGTATTACATTTTAAAAAAAAAGGATGCCTTTGATTAATTAATTATTTGACAGGTGTTGCAGTATGTGCTACACTGGATTACGAAGGTGTTATACCTTCAATTGTCGTTTACTAATTTCTATTAACAAAGACATGGCAAATTCAAAGTCAAAAAAGTCAACTAAAAAAGTTGAGTACAAACTACAAGAAAGACAAGTAATTGCTTTCTGTTGGGTAGGCCACGGTACATACACATGGTCTATAGGCTACGAGCCAAACATTGTACACGCTACTAAATGCGTAAGAAAAGCCAAGCGAGATTACGGACTCAAAGGTTGGCAGATTATACCAGTATCAATATTTGATATTGAAGACACAGAGCATTGGGCATTCGATGGCGGTACTCTTGTCGATACTGACAAGCAAGACAAAGAATCAGAAGCGTATAAAAACGGAGAGATATACAACCAATGGAGAGGTTGTCCACCATTAAAGAAGATCGAAGATTTAGAGGTGGTTTCATGACAGATACCCAGAAACTGGAGAGGTTGGCCTACTTGGCCGACCTTCCTTATTGCAAGCACACTTCAGAGGATTGGGAAGAAGAACTCAGACTCGAATGTGAATTACAAGACCACCCTCAGTACATTTCTTTTTTAAATCCATGACCACATACGAAGTAAGAGTTACTCAAACACACGTTGACTACTACCGCATTGATGCCAAAGATCAAGATCAGGCAAAGGCTCTAATGCGTCAGCACATTAACGAAGGCGATACTTTTATCGAAGCAAAAAAAGTTGACACTATTTTGCGTCCTTCAGAAATTGATTATGCCGTAAAAATTGATAGCAAAGGAGAGGTAACTTACCAATGACCACATTTATTGTCTGGGTGTGTTTAGTCACACTCATTTATATCTTTCTTAAAAACACTATCAACCATTATTAAAATGATCCCAAAAACAATTCAAGACCATGACGCTAAAAACGCATGGCAATACTCAGTTGACACTACCAGACAAGCCTTTTGGAAAATGGTAGAGAAAGGCGAAGAAGCAGACATCTTTGATCTTGTCTTTAGCGAGTTAACTATTGACCAATGTAAAAACATCAATAAATTAATTGATGCAAAAATTTGGGCTGAACTTTATTTAGAGGGAAAAGATCAATGAGAAAAATTACTATCGAACTTTATGCCAACAACGAGTATGCACTTGATGAAAGGCTAAAACAAATTAAATGGGCCATCAACGATATTGTTTGGCCCTCATCCTGTTTTTCAGAAGGCAGCCGTAAACGCCATGAGTCTGGTTGCATTGAAGAAGAAACAGAATACAAGCTAAGTGATTATGAATACGACAAAGAAAATCCTAACTGGAGATATGGTCGTAATCAGGAATGCGTTGGCAAATGGAAAATGCAAATTGTTTCAGACCAAGACTATGTAAACTTTCAAGATTCGGAGGAGTTATGACTTTAAAAAAAATTCCAATAACCAACAAACAAGATTGGTTAGAAAACAGATTGCTTGATGTAACTTCTACAGAAGTATCAGCATTGTTTAACGTCAACCCATACCAAACAGAGTTTGAGTTGTACAACCAAAAAAAAGATAAGGTTGTTGTCAACTTGGAAGACACAGAGCGTATGGCATGGGGTCGCAAACTTGAAGACAGCATTGCTCTTGGTTGTGCGGAATCACAAGGGTGGAAGGTTGAGCAATTCGATGTATACATGAGCGATACTAAAACCAGAATGGGTAGCTCGTTTGATTACAAAATTACAAGTACTGACGAGTTAGGCATTATGGAAGTAAAAAATGTTGACTCAATGGTTTATCGCACGAAGTGGATTGACGATGGCAATGGCCATATTGAAGCACCACCGCACATTGAGATGCAACTACAACATCAACTTCATGTTGCCAATGTTAGTTGGGGATGTATTGCTGCACTAGTTGGTGGCAACACTTCAAAGCTAATTGTCAGAGAAAGAAACAAAGAAGTTGGTGAAATGCTTGAAACAAAAGTAAAAGAATTTTGGGAAAAAGTTAAGTCAGGTACAGCACCTAACATTGACTATCTCAAAGATTCAGAATACATGATTAAAAAATTATATAACGATGCAGACGCAGGTTTAATTATAAATGCTGATGAAGACACAGACATTTTAATTGATGATTACAATTCAATTAACAGAGAATGTGTTTCGTTAGAACAACAAAAGAAAGCAATAAAAGCACAAATTTTAGAAAAAAGTCAGGGTGCATCTAAGATTATTTCTAAATACGGAACAATTAATTGTGGCATGAGCAAAGCTAGTCAGGGTAAATACATTACTCAAGACATGGTTGGTACATACATCAACCCACGCAAAGCTTTTCGCCAATTCAGATTCAATCAACCAAAAGGAGTTTAACTAATGACCTCATCAATCACACCACTTGTAGCCATGCAGGGAACACTAGAAAAAATGGCAGACAAATTTAAAGAAGCATTGCCATCAACAATGGACGAATGGAAATTTATTAGCGTTGCAAAGTTAACGCTAAATAAAAATCCTAAATTAGTACAAGCAGACAAAAACAGTTTGATGCAAACCTTTATGAGGGCAGCACAAGACGGTTTGTACTTGGATGGCAAAGAAGCAGCAGCAGTTCAGTATGGCAACTCAGTTCAATACATACCAATGGTCGAAGGCATCATCAAGGTATTACATAACAGTGGTTTAATTAAAACTATTTGTGCAGAAGTTGTATACGAAAATGATTTGTTTGATTATGAGCTTGGTACTGCACCAAAGATTACACACAAACCTTTAATAATTGGTGACCGTGGCAAACCTATGTGTGTTTATGCAGTTGCTGTTACTACTAATGAAGGTGAGTACTACGAGGTAATGAACATGGCAGAAATAGATAAATGCCGTCAGGTATCTAAAGCCAGTTCATCACCACATTCACCTTGGGTTAAATGGTTTGACCAGATGGCCAAGAAAACTGTTATTCATCGCATTGCAAAACGATTACCAAAGAACGATGCAATTAGTTCTGTTGTCAGAATAGATGAGGATACTGATTTTAAACAAGCAGTAAACGTAACTCCTTCACCTGACAAACAAGAACAGCCATTGTCTAGATTAAAAGAAGCTATGGGGATGGCTAAAGAAGAGGTAGATCAGGCAGCCGATAACGTAATCAACAACTACCGCAAGGAGGAGTAATGCATTTTTACTCCTTCAACATTGGCGATTACATGAGCCACACTTTGCATCTTAGTCCAATGGAGGATCTTGCATACCGTAGATGTTTAGACATTTACTACTTGCATGAAAAACCACTACCAGAAGATATAGGTGAGGTGGCTAGACTAATCAGAATGCCACAACACAAACCAGAAGTAACGCAAGTGTTAAAAGAATTTTTTACACATGATGTAGGTAAAGGTTGGACAAATCCAAGAACTGATGAGGAGATAGAAAAGTATCAAGGCAAAATACAATCAGCAATTAGAGCAGGTAAAGCATCTGCTCTTGCTAGATCCAACGCTAGTTCAACAAAAGTTCAACTAAACAAGAAACAAGAAACATTAAACAAGAAACAAGAAACAAATATAAAGCGACCACGCAATGTAAGTAAAAAAACATGGGATGATTTTTTAACTCATAGAAAAAACAAGAAAGCACCATTAACAGAAACTGCTTTAATTGGTATAAAAAATGAAGTTAAGAAAACTACCATTAGTTTGGAAGATGCATTGGTTATGTGCCAAGCAAGAGGATGGCAAAGTTTTAAATCTGATTGGATAGAGAAAGAACAAAAGTCATTTGCCACAACTAACTACGGTGAGGGGGTACAAAAAATATGAGTTTAGAAAATCTTATTAACAAAGACAGGCCAACAGAAGAACGCACTTGTTCTAAACACAATGTTGCCTATACTTCAACAAACTATCTTGGCGAGCATTGGACAGAGTGTCCTAAATGCATGATTGAACGCAGGGATGCAGAAGCAAAGCTGCAAATAGAGCGTGACAAGCAAGCTGCATTAGAACGTGAGCAGCGTAGATGGATGTCAAAGATAAAAGGTGCAGCTATCCCAGAACGATTTAAGGATCGGACGTTAGATAGCTATGTTGCACAGACAAGTGGTCAACAGAAAGCATTAGCTTTTGCAAAAGAGTATGCGGAAAATTTTGATCAAGTAATAAAAACAGGACGTTCTGCAATCTTTGTTGGCAAAGTGGGTACAGGTAAAACTCATTTGGCAGTAGGCATTGCGTTGAGCATTATGCAACAACAACGGTCACCAGTATTTGTCACCGTACAACGTCTAATCAGAAGAGTAAAAGATAGTTGGAGAACTAAAGAAGAAACAGAAAGCGAAGTTATAAATGCATTTGCATCACCTGATCTACTTATACTTGATGAGGTTGGTGTGCAGTTTGGGTCAGAGTTTGAAAAACAAATATTATTTGATGTTTTAAATGAGCGTTATGAAAAACTAAAGCCATCTATTTTATTATCAAATATTCCTAGCGAACAATTGTCAGATTACCTTGGTGAGCGTGTAACCGATAGGTTGCGTGAAAACGGAGGTGCATTGATTGGTTTTAACTGGGATAGCTATAGGAAAAATAGTTAATATGGGTTACTTATATTCAACAATGAGTCCTTTTTACAACACAAGGGCTATAACTTTTTCAACTGCACATACAAATATGTATCCTACAGCAAGTGGTGTAGTTTACGATAATAATGCTTTTAAAGATTTACCAGAAGATGAAAAACATTATCTTATTTCTGCGTCTGAATTAAAAGCATTAGCAATTGAAGTTGAAGAATCTTACATAGCTATACACGGAAGAACATGTGCTACTTTTTATAAAGAAAAAGTACATAAAAAATTATTTGATTATGAAAAAGAAGTTGGCCATGTTTATTTTTTTAAAAGTGCTAACAGTTATAAGGTAGGTAGTTCATGTAAAAGAAATATTAAAAACAGAGTAAGGTCACAATGTCCAGACGAAGTGTTAGCTGTAAGTAAAGCAAGAGGTGATTACAGAGATCTTGAAAAGAAAATACATAGAATGTTTGCAAAACATCGTGTAGGAAGGTATGAAATATTTAATGATTTAACAGAAAAAGATGTGAAAAAAATAAAACAATTGCTAGGAAATACAATAGCAGTAAAAATAAAACTAAGAGGTGAGAAATGAAAGAACAAACTCTTTTAAAAATTGCAAGATACCAATGCCAACTTGCAGAATTAGAAAGGCAATGGTGGTTTGAAGGTTTGGAAGATAAGTTTTACAGAATTAATTATGACCGAATAACAAACGCCATAAAGGAGTTAGAAAATGATTGAGGTTGTATTAGGTTGGCCGCCATCAGAATTATCGCCAAACAAAAGATTGCATTGGGCAAAGTTGGCAGCAGCAAAAAAACAATACAGAAAAGATTGTTTTAGCGTATCAAAAGAACAATTAAAAAAATATCGTGGAGTGTATGAAAGCATACCAGAAAGATTAGTTTTAGAGATGACGTTTATACCGCCAGATAAACGAAGTTATGACCGAGACAACTTAGTTGCTAGAATGAAGGCAGGTATTGACGGACTCGCAGATGCATTACGCATCAACGATAAACGTTTTAATACTGTTATTTCAACTATGGATTCAGACTACCTTGGTGGTTTTGTCCGCATACGCATATTACAGGAAATTCCTTATGGCACGAAAAATCAAAAACCTATCGGTCAAGACACGAGAATATAAAGATAGGGATGGCAACAACAAGGCAAACTATCAAAATGTTGGAGCTATTATGGAAAACGACAACGGCAAACAATTTATGTTGATAGATAAATTTATAAATTTTGCAGGGTTACCTGATTTTAGTGGTAAAGAAAATTCTGCATCATTATTAGTAAATATATTTGATGTAGATAATGAATACAAACCAAAAAATTATAGAACAGATAACATACCGCCATCTAATAAAGGTAATGACAATTTAGATGATTGGAATAGTTCACCACAAGTACCAGAAATAGACGAAATTCCATTTTGAAATACCCCAGAGTGGCAGACCATAAACACTCTGAGGTATCGGCTCTAGCATTGGGGAGAACTAGAGTCTACCCTTACCAACCCTAAAGTCTCTTCCTACTTTTTAGGTGGCTTGGGTTTACCATACTTTTTGCCGGGCATAATAATCTCCTTTTTTAATAATTATGGAAAAATTTTTTTACTTTGTCCATAGTATTTAATTCTTCTGCTCTTTGTTTTTTATCAAGCAAAGCTTCTAGTTCAATTATTCTGCCTAACAAACTTGCTAAAAATACATCTTGTTTCATCTGATGTCTTATCAAATGTGTGCAATATTTTTTTACACCAACGTAATCATCGCTTTTTAAAACTTCTCTTACTCGCATTTCAACAGAAAGTTGCAACTCTACTGGTGGCTCTTCTATTTCAATGTTGAGAAATTTATTTGTCATTAATTTAATTTGGGAAACAATTGCTGCTCAAGAAGATCAACAGCTTTGTCATCAAGAGTGTTCGTAGTTTGCTTGCAAATTGTCTCTCGCAAAATGTCAATTATCAAACGCTTTACAGCAGTAGTTGTTAAGAACCTTACAAGAATAGGTTTTAGTATCTTGTACATAGTTTGTTTGTTTTTCCAAACATAGCACACGTTATTGTATTTTGCCTTCTATTCTACTTACCGCTTCTGATAGCTTGTTTAGTCTAAAATATATGTCTCGTATGTCTCGCTCTCTGCGACTACTCATATTAGAAATTACCATAACTAAAGCTGTAGCTGCTGCTCCTACTAATGCACCATATATCTCAGGCATTTGCGTAAATAGGTAATTATGTATATTATTACTAATAAATCTTAGTTATGACAGAAGAAAAGAAAAAAAATCCTTTACAAAAACTTAAAGAAGGATTAGATGATAAAGAAGAACAATTAGCAGTAATAAGTTTATTTGTTCGTTTAGGTGTTGTTGTATGGAGTGGATTTATAGTATCCCTTAATTATATTGAACTTCCGGGTTATAGTAATGAACCAAAAGATATAACGTTCCCTGCAAGTCTCCTGACGGCTGCGATTTCTACATTTGGCATTGAAGCATCTAGAAAAAATGGTAGTAAGAAAGACGATAAGGTTGCCACACAAGATGGTATGGTTCAGACTATAAGGGTAATAACACCTATCAAAATAGAAGGTGCTGAAGTAATTGACCCAAAACCAAAAAAATGAAAAAACTACTAGCACTACTATTACTGTTTAGTCCTTCTGTAGCACTAGCAGACAT